GTTGCTCAAAAGGCTCGCGCCGTTCATCACCCTCTATGCTCATGCCATAGACGGGCCCTTGAGACAAATCAACAATGGAAGAAGAGGTGCGAGGGAACAGCGCATTTACGCCATTCCCTTCTACTTTTTTCCGAAGCCATCTCCTGCTTTGGGCTTTTCAGTTAACATTCGGGCAATAATACCTTCAAGCTGATTAACAATCGTTGTCCATTCGTACTTATCTTCCGAAAGCTGATTGCGACACCATTGCCCTGCTTTATTTAGCTCTTCGCGGTTGTTGTAGTAATAAGAAAGAAGCCCTGCCAGCTTTGTCGGAGAAACTTGTCCTCGCTCTAGTCCATAGTTCTTATCTGTTTCCCAACTCTCCACTTCAATGCGAGGCACGTCATAAAATATTTCACGCAAGCTTGTATGATCAGGGACTAATTGTGCCACGCCAGTTGCAGCGTGTTCAAAATTAACAAGACCCCATCCTTCGCCGGAGCAAGTGTTAATGCCAACGTCACAAGCATTCATCACTTCATTAAGCTTTTCAATGGGCAGGCAGCGCATGGTATCAAAATCTTTGCTAGTAAGAATTAGCTTGCCAGCGGCGTCATAACCATAATCACGAGCTACGCGCTTAAACAAGGAAACCAAGTCCCACCCTTGATCTTTGAGTCCCATATTGAGCCACAATCGCGCATCAGGTTTGTCTAGCGCAAATTCAATGAAGCCTTTAATTGTCAGGTCAATGCGCTTGCGAGGCTGATTCCTGTTGCCATTGAACACCACAAACAAATCTTCAGCAATTCCTAGCGACTTACGGCATTCAGCCTTGTCCATGGGGAAGAAATGAGAATGATTAATGCCATGAGGAATAACGTCGCATGGAAGCTCACACCCAGCTTTGCGAATTTCTTCTAGGCCGAATTCTGTGTATGTGCCCATGCCATCCCATTCGTGGCATTGGTCAAACACTTCAGGATAAAAGCCGTAGCTATCCACGGGGAAATAGCCATACCATTTAAAACCAAACTGCTCTTTGTAGGGACCAGCTTTTGCCCATAGCGTCTTCAACACCCAAATATCATTGATGGCAAAAACCAAATCTGGTTGGATGGTTGCAATTAGTTCGGGGAGACGATGGCTGCCAAATGGGTCGTTACCTCCCACCATCGCAGGATACATTTTGCAATATTGCTGCATTTCCGTGGGGTCGCCAAACCAGTTGGTGGCCATCACATGAAGTTCATGCTTCTTCGCTAGCTCAGGAAGCAAGTTTTCAGCCACTCGTCCAAAGCCAGTTTGTACGCTTGCGTCGCCGCAATAAAAAATTTTTGCCACAAGAAAATCGGTTCTTGTCCGATGATAGTGGCAAAACTACACAGGGACAGTAGGCGCTTGTTGCCTGAAATATTTGACGGTGCATTTACAACGCGCCCCACATGCGCAACGAACGCCAGGCATGGGAACGCTGCCAATGGACACTATGCCACGCGCTGCATAGCTGAGGCAATCTTGACAATGCACTGCCTGGGCATCAAGGATGCGGCGCATCAATGAAAACCCACGTTGCTGTTCGCGCATTTCCGTGCCTTGCCAATAAGATCCACGAACGCTTTGAGCATAAAGACCGATACGAGCAGCAGCCATGGGAGCAGAAATACGCCCATCCAAAAGGTCACGTACAAAACCTTGAAGATAAGTGTATTCCGCACGAAGCCTTTGACCGATACGGCCATATTCCGCACTGCCCATTTCACTTCGTCCGCCGTAGCCAATAGTCGCTGCTTGAATATGAGCCGCTTTAATTGCTTCGCGGATACTACCTTGCCATTGATCAAGCGTAATTGAACCATCGCCTAACATCCGCGTAAAACGCTTGAGTTGCGTTTCTAGTTTATCAATGCGACCATCAACAAGCTTGCCTACTGCCGCTTGCTTAGAAAGCGGCCTTTCTCGTCGCGATAACGACCACTACGACGGTCATAAGACCATTCAGCGTCCATCCTGCTGGACATAACGGCGCTGCTGAACGAGGATAAATCATTCAGCATTGTCAGCCTCTAGCAGCTCTTTGAACTGAGCTGGAGCCTCTTCCTTCCATTCTTTCATGGCGTTTTCAATGTCCTCATCTGAGATGAACGCAGCCTCGTCAATGCCAGCAAGCATTAGCCCTTCTACTTTCATGGGGTCAATGGCATCCACCTTGCTGCTAACAAGCTTTGCTGGCCCGCGACGATCAGGGTCAGGGTCAGCTTTACGCTTGCGGGCTACAATCGTTTGACGCTCTTCCTTAGACATGGCTTGAGCTTTGGCCTTCGGAAGGCACTTGGGCTTGCCTTCCTTCTCGCCGCGTCCACCGCATGGTCCCATGATTTCACCATTGGCACCAATTCTTACCCAGCCTTCCTTGAACCACTGACCAAGATCATCAGCATGGATTTCGCCATCGCCCCCTCTAAATGCACCACTAGTGGAGCCATGCTTTTCTTTGTACATGCGCTTGTACTGTTGGACTACATAACCACTGGCATAAGCAGACGGCCACACTTTGAACTTTGCCTTTGCTGCAGCTACAGCACGACTATGAAGAGCTTTATCAGTGAAGGTAATATCTCCGCGTTCGTGCTCTAAATCGCCTGACAGATGGAGCGAAGCAGAATCTTCCACTTCTCTAGTGCCATCCATGGGCAGCGTGCCATTCTCTTCATTCAAGGGATCACGGCCACCAGGGGGCACTTCTTTCTGCCCAGGCGCCTGCGGCAGCTCACGGGGGAGCGATGGGTCAAGAGTGAGTTCCATTGACCACTCAGAGCCGCCGTAACGTGCATCTGCCACTTCTTGCGGGTGTAGAACACCGAGCTGAATGTAGCGACCATCGACGGCTGCCACGCGGGCGCGTACGTCTGCTTTTTCCCTTTCGTTTAGTTCAAACAAGTCGTTAAATTTAATGCGCCATGACTCAGGAAGCCTGCCTTCGGTGGGACCATCCTTGCTAAGCATGATCATCTTCATGAGCTGCTGCAACGGACGTTTGTAATGGGAGGCTTGATAGTCGCCAAGGTGCTTTGCAAAGTCACGCTCTTCACTGCGACCAGTGGAACCAAGTCCTCCAGGGCTTTCGCCAAACAGAATAGTATGAGGAATTTGTGAGGCCCCAATAATATCAATGCGAAGCTTTTCTAGGATTTCTCCTACGCCGCCAAAGTTGCGACTAATGAATTCAAGCTCTTCTTTTTCAGCGTCAATTGCATAGCCACGGTAAATGCTTTTGCTCATATCATTTAGCACCAAGCGATCACGCACGTCCTTCTCTTTGCCAGCGGCAAGCATGGAAGAAAGGCCACGAAGTTTATGCACAAAGATGTCAAACTCCGTTAACAACGTCGCTGCAGAACTAATGCCAGTTGAATAAAAGCGGAAACTATCATAAGCACTTTGTAAAGTACTCATTCCCCAGCCATAGTTTCTCTGCCTAATGCGATAAGGCAACCATTCGCCGTCAAACCTGAGAATCCTATCTTTATGAATTTTTGTTAACTGTGGCTGCCTAATAAGATCGCCAGAGATGATTTGATAATATGTTGCTTTGGAGTAGTCATAGAGCGAATCTTCGCTAATTATTGGTGCAATCTGCCAGCGGTCTAGCACTTCCATTCCTTCAACGGAACGAATGTTTCTATAGTCCACTGGTTGATCAGCAGAACGACCATCGTCGATGTAAAGCAGAATTACAGCTCCGCCAAATAGTCGCGCATTCTTAGAAGCCAAACCAAGGTTTTCAAGGATATACAAATCTTCAATTACTTGCTCCACACCACTCACTTCTTCTGCCGCTGCTCCTTCGCCACCAAACAGTACCTTGAAACCCTTTCGCGTGGATTGTTCGGCAACAATATCTACGATGCGCTTAGGAATCCACTCGCTATAGAGGTTTTCAAGTTCTTCCTGAGTGAGGAAGACGATGGGAGCGGAATTGGTGTACTGGCTCTTGTCGCGACGAGTGCCCATTCCAGTCAAGGCATTTACCAATCCGTCTGCCCGCAGACCGCTTTCGCCATTGTGCCCTAGATCCACCAGTTCTTCCGACATTTTTTAACTTAGTGTGCGTTGCATCTATGCTAGCAATGGCTAAGATGGGCTTGAACTCCTTTTCTTTATGCCCACGCCAATTTCGTTTGTCTTTTCTGAAGAAGAAAAAAGCATTGCAATGGCAGAAGGCATGAGGCGACAAGGCGTGAATGAAGCGCAAGGGCTTCGTGGCCGTAATGGTGGCGCATGGAAGGGGAGTAAAGCTCTTGATATTCACTTGCTTGGCGCGGCGGGGGAGATGGCTGTGGCATCGCACTTAGGCATGAAAAGTTTTCTATATCAAGAGACGCAAGCTAAGAAAGGTTCCGATGATTTGCCAGGTATCGACATCAAGACTAGGAGTAAGCATTCCTACGATCTAATAGTGCAACGCAACGAAAGTCCTGATAAGAAGTTTGTTCTTGTTACTATTCAAGACAAAATTACTCTCATCCATGGCTGGTGCTATGGAAGGGATGCAATGAAAGAAGAATTTTGGGCCGACCCTGCCCGTGGTCGTCCTGCGTATTTTGTCCCGAAAGAAGCCCTGTCTCCTATGGAGAGCCTAAATGTCGAAGCTCAAGTGCTCTGATTTTGCCAAGCACGTATTAAATACTCCGCTATGGCCCAAACAAGAGGAAATTCTTGATGAATATTTCGGGGGCGGGAAAAGCCATGCTTGTTGGGCTCTTGGTCGGCGCTCTGGCAAAACTCTTATGGCTTCTATTGCAGCCGTATATGCCTGCTTTGTTCTAGAAACTAGCTACAAGCGCAAAGTACGAAAGAATGAAAAA